GAAGCGCCGGACTGGCAGCGCCTGCTGGAGCGGCGCGAGGACTATGCATTGGGCAGCGTGCCTGCGGGCGGCCTGCTGCTGACGGCCGGGGCCGACGTGCAGAAGGATCGCATCGAAGTCTCCATCTGGGCCTTCGGGCGCGGCAAGGAAGCGTGGCTCGTCGAGCATCGGGTGCTGATGGGCGATACCGCCCGCGATGCGGTGTGGAAACGCCTCGGCGAGCTGATCGCCGAAACCTGGACGCACGCGTCCGGGGTTCAGATGCCGCTGACCCGGTTGGCGCTCGATACCGGCTTTGCCACACAGGAGGCCTATGCCTTCGTGCGGCTGGCCCGCGACCCTCGGGTGATGGCGGTGAAAGGATCGGCCAAGGGCGCGGCCCTGGTGGGCACGCCAACGGCGGTGGACGCCACGACGGGCGGCAAGAAACTGCGTCGGGGCATCAAGCTGTTCACCGTGGCGGTCGGCATTGCGAAGCTGGAGTTCTACAACAGCCTGAGGAAGGTGCCGGAGGTTGCCGAGGATGGGGTCACGATGCGTTACCCCACCGGCTTCGTCCACCTGCCCAAGGTGGATGCCGAGTACCTGCAGCAACTGTGCGCCGAGCAACTGGTGACCCGCCGCGACCGCAACGGTTATCCAGTGCGCGAGTGGCAGAAGATGCGCGAGCGCAACGAGGCGCTCGACTGCTACGTCTATGCCCGCGCAGCGGCGAGTGCCGCCGGCCTCGACCGTTTCGAAGACCGGCACTGGCGCGAAATTGAAAGACAACTGGGACTGCCTCCACCCGAGACGGTCACCGAACCCAACTTTGAGGCCACCGAATCCGGTGGCCTTGTCGTTTCTGCGCGCCGGGATACCGCGCGGCGCGTGATCAAGAGCCGCTGGATGAGGTAACGCATGACGCTGCAAGCCCGCATCGAAACGATGGCTGGCCGCATCCGCCAGGAGTTCGATGCCACGAACGAGCGCATCGGCAACCTTGCGCTGCTCGCCACGCCGCACAAGGAGAGCCTCGTGGCGGCGATCAATGACGTGCGCGTTATGCAAAGCACAGGTGTAACGATTTCCACCGATCCGGGCAATGCGCTCGGGGTCGGCCCGGACGGCGGGCTCCATTGCCCGGCCGTCATCACATCAACGCTTCACTGGTAAAGGAGCCCCAATGGCCACCATCAAGATCCACAAAACCACCACGCTGCCCGGAACTCTGGAGGGGCATGCCGTCTACCTCGTTGCGCCGGCTGCCAAGCCCAACTACGTCGAGATGTATGTCACCAATGCCGATGGGTCGAGCGCCCGTCGCGTGATCAACGCGGACGATATTCAGGCGATGATCGACGCGGCGGTGGCCGGCATCTCGACCGGCATCGAGATCGTCGCCGACATCGCGGCCCGCGACGCACTCACGCCGATCAACGGCAAGTACGTGCTGGTGCTCGATGCCAGCGACGATCCGACGGTGGGCAGCGGGGCCGCCTCCTACGTCTGGCGGCAGGCGACCAGTCAGTGGATCAAGCTCACCGAGTACGAGTCGCTCGATCTGACCATCACCTGGGCGATGATCCAGGGCAAGCCGGCCTCGACCCCGGCCGCCATCGACGCGGCGGTGGCCAACAGCCACACCCACGCCAACATGACGCAACTCTCCAAGGTCGGCGAGGACGGCAACGGCGATTTCACCTACGACGGCCAGCCCCCGCGTGCGCGGCTGGAGACGGCGGGCTGGTGATCCATGGCGGCGATCCGCTTCGCCAAGGTGGTGGCCAGTCTGCCGGTGACGCTCGAACCCGACACGCTCTATCTGGTGCGCGTCGGCGCGGGTTTCGATCTCTTCGTGTCGGATGCCACCGGTGCGATTGCGTATCCGGTCAATCCACCGGAGGGCGCATCCCTGGACAACGCCGGAGCTATTGCCTGGCCGAAACGCAGCGCGACGCCGCGCATCGTCGGTGACAGCGGCGGCACGGCGCTCACGACACTCGCACTCACCGCCGCACGCCAGTACTTCGTGCCCTTTACGGTGCCGCGCCCGGTCGCGCTTACGGGCTTACGCATCAGCGTCACGAATGGGAGAAGTGGCACGGCCTCGGTCGGACTCTACGGAAATACGCAGGTGAATGGAGAGGATGCGCCAGGCACCTTGCTCGCTTCCGCCACCGGGCTCAATACCGCCGCGACAGGCGACAAGACGGGGGCGCTGTCGCTCGCGCTCGCCCCCGGCCAGATCTACTGGGCAAGCCTCATTAGTTCCGCCGCCGCGACGCTGCGGGCGCTGGCGGTGGGCTCGCGCGCAACGTCGCTCGGGCGCACGGTCAACAGCACGACGGTCATCAGCTACCTCTACGCCGCCGGCAGCGGCTCGACCCTGCCGGCCAGCGCACCGACAACGCTCACCAGCGGCACCGGCGTGTGCCCGGCGATCTATCTGATGGAGTGACGTGTGGCCTACACCCTCGAACAACTTGAAGCCCTCGAGGCCGCCCTGGCCCGTGGCGAGCGGCGTGTCACCTTCGCCGACAAGACGGTGGAGTACCGCTCCATCGAGGAAATCAAGGACGCCATTCGCGAGGTCAAGCGTCAGCTCGACCGCCTCGACGGCCAATCCGGGCTGTGGCCCAAGGCCCCGCGCCAGATCCGCGTCACCACGAACAAGGGACTCTGAATGCGCTGGTTCTCGAAACTTCGCCGCCGTTTCTTCGGCGGCACGCCGGTCTACGACGGTGCCGGCGGCGGTCGGCGCACGCTCGCCTGGATGCCGGGCAATCTCGGCGCGGTGGCGACGCTGGCCTACGCCCAGGATGCCTTGCGCGCCAAAAGCCGCGACCTCGTGCGCCGCAACCCCTGGGCGGCGGCGGGGCTGGAGGCCTTCGTATCGAACGCCATCGGCACCGGCATCAAGCCGCAGAGCATGGTCGAGGACACCGGCGTGCGCGAGGCGATTCACGCCCTCTGGTGGGATTGGTGCGAGGAAGCCGACGCGGCGGGACTCACAGACTTCTACGGCCTGCAAGCCTTGGCCTGTCGTGCCATGCTCGAAGGCGGCGAGGCCTTTCTTCGCATTCGTTACCGCCGGCCCGAGGATGGGCTGGCGGTGCCGATGCAGGTACAGGTGCTCGAGGCCGAGCACGTGCCGGTGACGCACAACGCCGTGGCCGAGAACGGCAACGCCATCCGCTGCGGCATCGAGTTCGACCGGATGGGACGACGCGTCGCCTACTGGATGCACACGAGCCATCCCAACGATGCACTGGCCTCGCCCATGAGCGGCCAGGGGGGCTCGCTTCATGACCTTGTGCGGGTGGAGGCTGCCGAGGTGTTCCACCTCTTCCGGCCGCTGCGCCCCGGCCAGATTCGCGGCGAGCCGTGGCTCGCGCGGGCGCTGGTCAAGCTCCACGAACTCGACCAGTACGACGACGCCGAACTGGTGCGCAAGAAGACGGCCGCGATGTTCGCCGGCTTCATCACGCGCCTCTCCCCGGAAGACAACCTCGTCGGCGAGGGTGTGGCCGACGAGGGCGGGGTGGCGCTCGCCGGGCTGGAACCGGGCACGCTGCAGATTCTGGAGCCGGGCGAGGACATCAAGTTCTCGGCCCCGGCCGATGTCGGATCGAGCTACGCCGAGTTCATGCGCCAGCAGTTCCGCGCGGTGGCGGCCGCGATGGGCATCACCTACGAGATGCTCACCGGCGACCTCACCCAGGTGAACTACTCCAGCATTCGTGCGGGCCTACTCGAATTTCGCCGCCGCTGCGAGTCCTTGCAGCACGGCGTGATCGTGCATCAGCTTTGTCGCCCCATCTGGCGTGCCTGGATGGATCAGGCGGTGCTCGCGGGCGCGCTCACTCTTCCCGGTTACCGCAACCGCAGGCGGGCGTATCAGGCCGCCAAATGGATTCCCCAGGGCTGGCAGTGGGTCGATCCACTGAAAGAAACCGAGGCCATGAAGGCGGCCATCCGCGCCGGCCTCATGAGCCGCTCGGAGGCGATCTCGGCCAACGGCTACGACGCCGAGGACGTGGATCGCGAGATCGGGGCGGACAACGCCCGGGCTGACACGCTGGGACTGGTCTTCGACTCCGACCCTCGCAACGACGCGAACCGCAAGCTCGCCACGGTGACCGGCCCTCAGTCGCCGGAATCCACCTCACAGGAGTAAATCATGCTGCCCCATCTTGCCGCCCGACTCTTCGGGACGCCGCTGCTCGTCAATCGCGCCAAGCTCGACATCATCATCGCCGCCATAGGCCAGCGCCTGGGGCTGGCGGCACCCGCCGTGCAACTTGCCCTGCCGCCGCCGCGTCAGGCGACGCCGGCCCCGACCGGAATTGCCGTGCTGCCGATCCACGGCACGCTGGTCAAACGCACCCTGGGCCTGGAGGCCGAGTCGGGGCTCGCAAGTTACGAGCAGATCGGCCGCCAGTTGGAGGCGGCGCTGGCCGACCCGCAGGTTGCCGGCATCCTGCTCGATGTCGATTCACCGGGTGGCGAGACTGGCGGCGTATTCGAGCTCGCGCGGGCCGTGCGGGCGGCAACGAAGATCAAGCCGGTGTGGGCGGTGGCCAACGATGCCGCCTTCTCGGCCGCCTACGCCATCGCCAGCAGCGCTTCCCGCCTCATCGTGACGGAAACCGGTGGGGTCGGCTCCATCGGCGTCATCGCGCTGCACATCGATCAATCGGTCAAGGACGCCAACGACGGCTACCGGTACACCGCAATCACGGCGGGGGCGAAAAAGAACGACTTCTCGCCGCACGAGCCGCTCGATGATGCCGCCCGCGCCGAGTTGCAAACCGAGGTGGATCGGCTCTACGACCTCTTTCTCGGCCACGTCGCCGCGATGCGCGGACTTGATGCCGCCACCGTGCGGGCGACGGAGGCTGGACTCTTCTTCGGCGACAAGGCGGTCGCGGCGAATCTCGCCGATGCCGTCATGAGTCTCGACGCGGCGCTTGCTTCCTTTGCCGCCACGCTCAACCCGCAGGGCCGTTCGCGCAGTCCGGCCCGGGCGCAATCTCAGGTCGGCTGCGCATCCTTGTTGGAGGAACCCGCAATGCAAAACGAAGCACCCCAAGAAATGATCGCTGCGGACGAGGCGTCTGCTCAGTTGTCATCCGTGACCGCCGAGGTGCGCCGCGAAGTCGCACAGTCGGCCCAGGCCATCGCCGAGATGTGCCTGATCGCCGGCCAGCCGGCGATGGCCGCCGACTTCATCGCGCAGGGCAAGACCGAGGCGGAAGTGCGCCGTCTGCTCGTCGAGATGAAGGCGGCAAGCCAGTCGCCGGAGATCGTCTCCACCCTCGACCCGGACAAGGCGGCCGCCGTCTCGTCCGCTGCCCTCGCCGCACCCGGCAATCCGCTGATCGCGGCGGTGAAACATCTCATCGGAAAGGAGTAAGCCATGGCCGTCATCACCGAACGCAATTACATCTCCGACCTCGTCAAGTACGAGGTGGAGAACCTCGACTACTCGCGCAATGCGGAGACTATCGCCGCTGGACAGAACCTCGGGCTGGGCACCGTGCTCGGCCGCAAAACCGCCGACGGCAAGCTCTACGCGCTGGCACCTGCGGCTTCGGACGGCACGCAAAACGCCCATGGCGTGCTGATCGGGGACGTCGATGCGACCCTGATCGACAGAACCGGCATCGTTGTCGCGCGCCACGCCGTGCTGGCCGATAGCAAAGTGGTCTGGCCGGCCGGGATTACCGTCCCGCAGAAGGCCGCCGCCGTCGCGCAGCTGGAGGCCAAGGGCATCCTGATCCGCAGCGCCGCCTGACGCATCCGCCAATCCATCCATCCACGAGCCGCCCGCGAGGCGGTTTTTTTACGTCCGGAGAACCGATATGCAAAACCCTTTCGACAATCCCGCCTTCTCGATGGCGAGCCTCACCACCGCCATCAACCTCATCCCCAACCGCTACGGGCGGATCGAGCAACTGGGCCTGTTTACCCCGCGCCCGGTCATCCAGCGCAACATCGTGGTCGAGGAAATGCACGGTGTGCTGAACCTCTTGCCCACCCGCGCCCCGGGTTCGCCGGGAACGGTCGGCACCCAAGGCAAGCGCAAAGTTCGCTCCTTCGTCGTGCCCCACATCCCCCACGACGACGTGGTGCTGCCCGAGGAAGTGCAGGGCATCCGCGCCTTCGGTTCGGAGAACCAGCCGGAGGCCATCGCCGGCGTCATGGCGAGGAAGCTCGACACGATGCGCAACAAGCACGCCATTACCCTTGAATACCTGCGCATGGGGGCCTTGAAGGGGCAGATCCTCGATGCCGACGGCAGCGTGATCTACGACCTGTGGAACGAGTTCGGTGTGTCGCAGACCGCGATCAACTTCCAGCTCTCCAACGCCTCGACCAAGGTCAAGAACAAGTGCAACGAGGTGCTGCGCACCATCGAGCTCAAGCTGTCGGGCGAAGTGGCCACCGGCGTGCGCGCGCTGTGCTCGCCCGCCTTCTTCGATGCGCTGACCAGCCACGACAACGTGGAGAAGGCCTTCACTTTCTACCAGCAGGGGGCCGCACTGGTGAACGACACCCGCAACGGCTTCCGCTTCGGCGGCATCGTCTTCGAGGAATACGTGGGCTTTGCCACCGACGCGGCGGGCCAGGTGCGCAAGTTCATCCCCGACGGCGAGGCCATCGCCTTCCCCGAAGGCACGCTGGACACCTTCGCCACCTACTACGCGCCCGCCGACTTCAACGAGACGGTCAATACCCTGGGGCAGCCACTCTACGCCAAGCAGGAACCGAGGAAGTTCGACCGGGGCACGGATCTGCATACCCAGTCGAACCCCTTGCCGATGTGCCACCGGCCCGGCGTGCTGGTGCGGCTGACGGCGGCGTGATGGGGATGGACGTCGCCGACCTCTACGACGCCGCCGCACGCGCCGGGCTTCTCACGCATGTGCGTGTCGGCCCGGTTTCCGTGCGCGTCGCGTTTCGCGCCCCGGACGAAAACGTGCTCGACGGACTCACGCTTTCGCGCGACTACGAGATCGAGTACCCGAGCGCCTGGCTCGATCTCGCCGCCGGGGAGACGGTCGAGGTCGGCGGCGAGACCTTCCGTGTGCGCGAGGTGCGGCATGTGCGGGACGGCTCGGAAACCGTGGCCAAGCTGGCGAAGTTGTGATGGTGAGCCTGCGCGAACGCATCGTCCGCGAAGTGACGGTGCGGATCGTGGCGGCCGTCGCGCCCCGCGTCGTGCTGCGCCAGCCCGTTATCGCCATCCCGCGCGAGAGGACGCCGGCCGTGGTGATCACGGTCGAGTCCGATGCCCCGGCCAAGCGCGCCAACGACCGCATGGAGCGCGAGCTTGTCCTGCGGGTCACGGCACTCGCCCGTGACCCGGACGATGGCCATGCCGTGGCGGACGACCTCGTTTGCCGGGCGCACGCAGCACTCCTCGCCGACCCGACGTTGGCGGGGCTTTCGCTCGGCATTGCCGAGATGGATGCCGACTGGCAGGCGGATGACGCCGACGTCGAGGCTGTCGCCATTCCCGTCATCTACCGCATCACCTACCGCACCCTCGTTTCCGACATCACCCAAGGAGGCTGACATGCCCAAGATCGAACTCAAGGTCACCCATACGCATGCCGGCGCGGTCTATGCCGCCGGTCACGTCCTGGAGGTGGACGAACACACCGCGCGCTGGCTCGTCGAGCGCGGCATCGGCACGCCTGTCGTCAAGACAAGCCCACCGGTACCGGAGGACGCGACCGATGCGCAGCAAATGTCCGCCGCCCAAGCCAAGCCACGCCATCGTTCCATGAAGGAGTAAACCATGTCCTACTACGCATCGTTCCAAGGCCGGGTCTATCTCGGCGAGCGCGATTCCAACGGGAATCCGATCAACGTCCGTTCTCCCGGCAACGTCGCCGATCTGTCGCTCTCGCTCAAGACCGACGTCATCGAGCACTACGAGAGCCAGACCGGCCAGCGCGCGGTCGACCTACGCCTGGTCAAGCAGAAGTCGGCGACCGTCGCGCTGACCATCGAGGAATTCACCAAGGAAAACCTGGCCCTCGCGCTCTATGGCAGCCATGTCACCGATGCCGGCGGCAGCGTCACAGACGAGCCGGTCGGCGGGGCGGCACCCGTGATCGGCGACCGCTACTTCCTCGCGCACCCGAAGGTGTCGGCCCTGACCGTG